GTGTGCATAATCCAGCCTCATGGATAAACAACCCGACTATCTGAGCCACAGTCAACTGACATCGTGGCTGCAATGCGGAGAGAAGTACCGGCTCACCAAGATCGTGGGCGTGCAGGAAGACCCAGCCTGGTACTTCGTCGGTGGCACAAGCGTTCACAGTGCCGCAGATGCTATCGACCACCAACTCCTCAAGGAGCAGGCGTGAGTCAAGCAGCATACGATGCCGGTCTAGCAGCGTTCCGTGAAGCGTTCGCCGCTGAAGAAGCCAAAGCACCCGAAGGCCCATGGAGAGCCGGGGGTAGGGCAACCAAGAAGTTCCCCAACAAGGAAGATAAGTCTTGGTGGATGGCTGAAGGCCCAACCATGGTGCATAACTACTACAACTGGCGGCAACAAAACCCCAACCTAGACATCTGGCACACCCCTGAAGGAGTACCAGCCATCGAACTAGGTGTGGTGGTGAACCTGCCAGGTGGTGTGACACTGAAGTCCTACATTGACCGCGTGTTTGTGGACAAGGCCACAGGCCAGACCATGATCGTGGACCTGAAGACAGGTAAACCACCGAAGGGTGGCTTGCAGTTAGCCGTGTACCGTCTTGCTCTACAAGAGCAGTTCGGTGAGTCGCCCGACTACGGCGCATTCTGGATGGCTAGGGAAGGCACGCTGGATAAGGTCTACAACCTTGGCGAGTACCCACTGCCGATGGTGCAACGCTGGATGCGTGATGTTAAGAAAGCCATCGACATGCAGATATTCGTTCCCACAATTTCCATGCTGTGTGACTATTGTGGTGTCCGTAAGTTCTGCTATGCTCACGGAGCAACTGAATACATCCCTCAATTTGATAGTGATTTGGAGAAGCAATGAGTAGTGAACCGATGCACAAGTTGACAGTCAAGGTCGGAGATGCTTTGCGTACCGTCCAGGCTGACACACATGACGAGTTCGTTGATCAGTTGGAGATGGCTAAGGCAGACCTGCAAGCCTGCTACGACCTGCTGACTTTGGCTAAGGCTGTAGGTAATGTCGCACAAACACCAGCCCCGGCTACCACTGCGACCGCAGCACCTTCCGCTCCTGCCTCATTCTCAGCAGCCGCAGCAAAGCAGTGCATGCATGGCGAGATGGTCGCTAGGACTGGCAGTGGTGCGAAGGGACCGTGGAAGGGTTGGTTCTGCCCATCACCTAAGGGCACACCAGATCAGTGTTCACCTGATTTCGTGAACCGTGGCACACCGGAGTGGAATAACTTCCCAGCATGAGACTACTTGATAGGGCTATCCGCCACATAGATCAAGGCAAAACGGTCATACCTATTCCGTTCAAGTCTTGGTCGGATAGCCATATCTCTATACGCCGTGGTGAGGTCAGCATGATCGCTGGCCCACCCGGTGCTGGGAAATCCACGGTCGCTTTGGCTATCGCCATGCAAGCACAAGTTCCCACTTTGTATGCCAGTGCCGACAGTCACGAGTCCACTATGGCTATCCGATCTTTGGCTATGTGTACGGGCATTCAGCAGAGTGTGATTGAAGAGCGCATAGAAAGCGAACCTGAGTGGGCTTCAGCCATGTTGAAGGAAAACGCTGGTCACATCCGGTGGATGTTCGATGCGTCACCCACGTTGGCTGATCTTGAAGATGAAATCAATGTGTATCGTGAGTTGATGGGTGAGAACCCTGCCTTGGTGGTTGTTGATAATGCCGTGGATGTGACTCACGATAGTGGTGACGAGTTCAGTTCGCTCAGGTCATTGATGCGTGAGGTGAAGTGGTGGAGCCGTGACACTGGGGCTGCATTCCTTATCTTGCACCACACATCTGAAGGGTACGAGGGTTACCCGTGTCCTCCACGCTCGTCACTGCATGGCAAGATCGCCCAGGTTCCTAGCCTCGTGGTCACATTGTCGTCCGATCAACCGAACATGATGGCAGCCGCAGCGGTCAAGAACCGTTACGGTCCTGCTGACGGGTCAGGTCAGACTGCTGTGTGGATGGACTACCATCCGGCTACCATGCAGATTAAGGACATAGACTGATGAGTACATACAACAAGGTCAAGGGTACTAAGTTTGAGACAGACCTAGAGAACTACCTTAACGAGTCGGGGGTCAAGGGTCGCAGGCTACCTCGTGCCGGGTCGAAAGATATCGGTGACGTATCGCTCACCCTGAAAGATTTCACTATCGTGATTGAAGCCAAGAACGTCAAGAAGCAAGACATGGCTGAATGGTTACGTCAGGCAGACGTAGAGTCATGCAATTATGAAATGAAATATGGTGTGCCTACTGTCCCTGTCGTGGCAACTAAAACCCGGCAGAAGGGGATCGGTGAGGCCAGGGTGACGATGACGCTGGACACTTTGCTGGATCTGTTGAGGCTAGGCAAGATCACATGATTATTGATCTAGAGCCTTGGGAGTACGAACATGTTAACCGTGTGGGCATAGGAAGATACACGGCAAACTGGGAAAAACAAGACGCTGCTTACTACGACAAGTCGCGCATGCAAGACGAGAGAACAGCGCAGGTTGCGGCAGCCGCATGCGAGTTAGCGGTTGCTAAGTACACAAATCAATACTGGTCTGGCTCAGTTTGGTCTAAAGATTCTCACGAAAAATATAAAAGAAGTGCCGACGTTGGCTACAACATAGAAGTTCGCAGAGTTAGGACAAGGAATAGCGTTGCTGTGCGGCAAAAAGATTTAGGCCGTTGCCTTTATCTTTGGGCTGCACGAGCGATAGAACCTGAGTTGAAAGAAGTTGAACTTTTAGGACACATAGATTATGACCAAGCCTGGAATCTTGCTGAAGAAAGCCAGTTCCAGGGCACAAGATACCTGCCGCTTGATAGACTTAACTCACCATGACCGAAGCGCAGTTCGATATCTGGCCCGTACTAGAACACTACGGATGGGAACTGCCTTCACCTCGTGGATCTTGGCAGTCAGTCAAATGCCAAATTCACAATGACACGCACGCCTCATGTCGCGTAAGTTACGATGCAGGTAGAGTAAAATGTCTGGCATGTGACTTCAAAGGCGATGCCATACAAGTTGTCCAACACTACGAAGGGTTGAGTTACAAAGATGCTGTCAACAGATGCGAAGAAATCTCTGAAAGAGGCAGCGGAAACGTACTACAATCAGGTCGTAGACATTCAAGACTACCTTCTAGGTCGCGGAATCGACGGGTACGCAACTCGTACACACCGCCTAGGCTACGTCAAAGACCCGGTGATAGGCCATGAAGCCTACAAAGGTAGACTATCCATACCCTATCTCACACCCAGCGGCCTCGCAGACTTACGCTTTCGATCCATCAACCCAGACGACTCACCTAAATATCTTTCCCGCCCTGGTGCGGAACAACACATCTATAACGTGCTGGCATTCCAAGAAGACTCCGACATTATCTGCATTTGCGAAGGAGAGATCGACACTATCATCATGCACAGCATGGTCAAGATCCCTGCCGTTGGGATGCCTGGGTCTAACGGTTGGAAAAACTGGTACGCCCGTGCGTTCAGCGACTACAGGAAAGTTCTTGTTCTCACTGATGGTGACTCATCAGGGCACGAGATGGGTAAGAAGATCATGCAAGCGATAGATGTAGCAGTGATTGTGTCTATGCCAGACGGCATGGATGTGAACGAAGTGTTCCTAGCGGAACGTGAAGAAGGCATGAGAAAGAGGGTGGGTTTGTAGTGGACACTTGGATGTGGTACGCAATGTGGACCCTGGCTGGTATCATCACTGGCATGGGCATCATCGCTCTGACTATGTGGGCCACCGCTGAGTTGGACGAACGCAAATGGCGAAAGCGCATGAGCGAGATTGCAAGCGAGGGGTTTGATCGTGGATGATGCCACCGCACGATTGGGAGATGCTGCTGCTCTCTCTGACTTCCTTGGGTATACGAATCGAAAGCCAGAACAGGCAGACAGGGAAGATAACACTGTCGGTATACCCATTGCCCCGCCAATACATAAAGGGTACGGGGTAACCACTGACGAACTAGCCGAAGCGCAACGCAGGTTCACGAACTATGCACGGTTGCGTATCTTGGGTACAGGTAACCGTGAGTATTCCCGTGGCAGCAAGCAAGCCTTTGAAGACATGCACTTACACCGCCTGATTGATGAGTTACGGGACGAGATTGCAGATGCCGTGAACTATCTGACCTTTCTGGATATTCAATTGTCTAGGTGGAAATCCACATTGGAGGAAAAGTTGTGAAGCGAGTATGGGTCGTCAGCGACTTAAAAGTTCCATTCCACGACAAGCGTGCGACTGCTGCCTTGGCTCAGTGTATCGCTGACATGAAGAGCAAGAACGATACTGTTATCAGTATCGGTGACGAGATGGACTTCCAAACTATCT